TATCTTTTTAGCTCCTTGGACGTTGTTTGAGTGGATATTTAGCCTAGTAATATGGTATATAGTAATCTCGCTAATAAGTCGTAAATTTTATGACTATGGCATTGATCGCTATGCTGTACAAGATTGGGCTGAACACACTTGGGACACGCTTAAGGACGCTTTAAAACTCCGCCGAGATAAATAGTATAAAAACGATACTATTAGGAGTATAAAAATGACAGAGTTTAGTGAAATAGTAGAAGCCAAAAGAGCTGAACTTTTATTAGATAAGCGTGTCAGAGAATGGAGTAAGCAAGTTAAGTACCTTCTTGCTGAAAACGGATACATTAAAACTGCGTATAATAATGGTAAAGTAGAAGTAATTTACCATAGAGATTATGGCGATCATTTAGCTGGAGATGTAATAACTGAATTTAGCGGAATGACACCAGAAGAAGTACGTATGCGATTCACACGCGAAATGGTAGATCAAGGTAAATACTAATGGTAAATAAATTTAGTGGTATGAGTGTTCCAGTAGTGACTAAGAAAGATACTAAAGAAAATCAGTATTGGAAAGCAGTTGCTCAGTATGGAGAAGATGAAGCTATACATGTCCTAGCAGATATGTGGGGTGAATCTATTCATGGTGTTAAAGCATTTATTGAAAAAATAGGAGATGAGATGTGGCAATAAACTACACACAAGAAATGGTCGATCTAATGACAAATAGATATAGTGCTAATCCGACCAGAGAAACAGTAGAAGAATTAGCAAGAGAACTCAATAAGAGTATAAAATCAGTTATAGGTAAACTATCTAGAGAAGGGATATATCAAAAAACAGAGTATCTTACAAAAACTGGAGAGAAACCAATAACAAAGAAAGAGTTAGTAGAAAGAATTGGGGAAGTGTTAGGAATTGAATATCAAGCCCTAGCGGGTTTGGAAAAGAGTCCCAAGCAAGCTCTAAAAGCATTAACAGAGTCTTTAGTATTAAATCTAAAGCCAGAAGAGTGGGAATCATTATGAGAGTAGCAAAGTTACTAGAAGCGGCAGAAGAAAATTTAAAAATAATTGCAGATCATGGTATGTATGCTGAAGTATTAGGACTTGACGAAAGCCCCAGCGGGTTAGTAGCAAGATTAAAGTTTGGAGATGACCATAGAGAGCAAATAAGGGTTCAAAATATTAGAATACTACAAGAAAAGGACTGGGAAAAGCTAATAAAAGACCCATATAAGCGAGCCATGACTAAATAAAAAAGAAATTTTCGTCTCTTTCGCATAAATTACCTCAATATCATTGGGGTTTTTTATTATCAATTTATTTTGTATTGGCGTAAGTTGTACGGATTTTGGACGCAGAAGTAGTCATGCAGTTAGAAGTTGTGGGTTTTGTTTAGCGGGTTATGATGTTGCTTGGTTTTTTCGTATAACATGATTACACAATAGACTCTTTAATCTTCTCCAGAACAAACAGATTATTGAGTCGATCTCCCCCGCTGACGCTCCTCCGATCTCCAATTCAAAGTTCTGAGATTAGGAGTGGTAGAGTAATTGGTGGTTGGTGTTTGCTCTTGTTTTAATTTATAGTAATATTTTATCACACTTTTTGAAATATTGCAAGAGGTATTTTTGGGGTGGGGTATGCGTAAAGGGGTAGGAACAAGTTTAAGAAACATAAAAAAATTTTATTTTTCAAAGTAAGTAGGAAAATCATGAGTTACTGGTCTATGTAGTTGTAAATTGACCAGTGGTTTAGTTCCAAAATGGTCTTCTGCGACTCATTCGATCCTTCTCATCTTGCACAATCTTTTGTTGTCTACGCTTCGCTGCATTTTTAAGTCTTTGTTTGCGTTGTGCGGGCTTCTCATAATATTCTCTTTTTCTTACCTCTTGTAGAATACCTGAGTTATCAACTTTTTTCCTGAAAATCCTGAGTGCTCTGTCGAACGGAATGTTTTTAGAGTGTACCTTAGGCATCATCTGCCCTTTTGTTAGCTTCAATTTCATCGCTTTCATCATGCTCTGTGGGGTGTTCATATTTAATTTCCCACTTTTCATTTTTGAAGAAGTCTTTTTCTGCTTGTCTATTCCAGTTAGTTCCTATCGGTTCTAGCTCTGCTTGCATTCTCTCTGATTCACTTTCAAGATTTTCTGGATCAGGATCGTATTCTTCCACATCTGATTCAAATGCTCCTGAGTAATCCATATCTTTATCTTCTAAATCTTTAAGTGGAAGACCTTCAAGTCCTATCTTTTTAAAAGGCTTTCGAATGAATCCGCCATCAGGTAAAGTTACTATTTGCCAGACGACATCTTCTGTCTCTGGATCGCCAAATACTTTCTTCTCATGTTGTTCTTGCTTCCAGTTTTTCATTCTGCGAGCAAGTCTATCTTCGAATTTTTCTTTTTTAACCTGCATGCTTATCCCTTACACGATCAAACGCAAAACCTTTCTTGCGTAAATAGCTAACATGATTGCGAATACTTTGTTCGGAGCGTATGAGTGTCTTAGCTATTTTGCTAATTGGCTCATTATTATATGCTTTTTGAAGGAATGTGTTTTCCTTCGTAGTCCAAACTTTCATTCTACCTCTATGTTTCCGTCCTCGTTTATTGATATTCCACGACTATTAAGTGTCGCCCTTATTTCTGCTCTTTCAGCATTGCAATCTTTGACTGTTTCTCCTAGTGATCTGAAACTTTTAACCATTTCAGAGGAGAGAGTGCGAATTACTGTAACTCCATTTGTTGGTTCTTCTGAGCTATCAAGAGCAGAATGCGCTTCTTCAAATGCTCCAGAACCAAAATTTGTTACTTCTTTATCAAATAGCTCGGTCTGCTGAGGAGCGAGTCTAATTGCTGTATCTTCTGCCACGGATTTTTCTCCTAATTTATATGTGGTAAAGAACATGAGTATTCCACAAATAGCAAACAACGAACCGAAAGTTAACGATATACTAAGAGCTATTGCCATTAGATGATCGTGTCCTCCCATCTCGAACTGACTTGCACCCCACCAGAGCATCGGCACTGAGGAGACCAAGTAAGTAATTGCTTGTTTGCGTCTAGGCGTCATCTTCCTTAATTTTTCCTATTTTTTATATTCTATTATTATAACAAAAAACAGGGGTGAAGTCAAGGTTTATTTTTAGAGTTGTTATAAAAAGTTCTTGACTTGGCTCTTAATTCCTTGTATAATATGTATATGAAATTGAAAAAATGTTAACGGGTCTAATAGTGTAATGGTTACCACACAAGCTTGTCACGCTTGAGATCGGAGTTCAATTCTCCGTTAGACCGCCAAGGAAAGGAATATGAATGAAATATTACAAGGCATACTGAAAGATTATAAGACATCAGATTTATGGCTCGGTAGCGAATACCATAAATGGCAACAACTCTCTAATAAATCAAAAGGAACTGTTGGCGAGAGATATGTTGAAAGTCTTATAAGAGAGGCAGGTTATGAAGCGAGCTTTATAACTGCGGGTAACAATGAATATGATATCTTAGCAGATAAAGACGCAAGAGTAGAAGTTAAATTATCTTTTTGCAGAAAAGATAGTCATGACTATGGAGGAGCTTTAGTAGCTGATCTACATACCTTTCAACACATAGAATTCGATAGATTTGATATTCTTGCTTTAGTATCTATTAGTCCAGAGAAGCACGTACAAGAATCACTAGGTGATCTGTTTCGCTTTCGTAAGAGAGGACATAAAGGATTATGGAGACAAGAAATACCCGAAGGGGAGGAGTTACAGGTTTGGTTTTTTACAGTACAAGACTTAGAAATTTTGTGGGACGATAATCCTACTCTTTTTCAACCGCAACACAATGGTTATATAACGAGTAAGATATTCCCTAGAGTAATAGATTATGGAGAAGGTAGACACGACTTTAAAGAAGTCTTAGAAAAATTTAGGAGAGGTGGCTGAGTGGTTGAAAGCGCTCGCTTGCTAAGCGAGTAAGGGATAACTTCCTTCGAAAGTTCGAATCTTTCTCTCTCCGCCATGCGGGTATCGTATAGTGGTATATTACCTTAGTCTTCCAAACTAATGACGTGAGTTCGATTCTCACTACCCGCTCCACACAACAAGTAGTAAATAAACGATAAAAAACAAGAGGCAATATAGGAAAAGAACAGATGGATTTAGGATTTGGATTAAATGAGGCACAATGGCTGACGCTAGTCATTTGTTGTGGTGGATTATTTTATACGATAGGCAAGCATATAGGCATATCAGATTGCCTTGATTATATGCGGGAAAAAGGCTTTATAGATTATGATGATTGAAAATAGTTCTTGACAACATGGTCTATTTTTGGTATAATAAGGTATGAAAGTGAAGTTATCACTTTCTTTTAGGCGTCCATACCGCAAGGGTGGGCAAAGTTTAACTGTTAAAGGTAAATTTAGGAGGATATTATGGTAGCAAATGCTATAAGTAGAGAACTATTCAGAAACTTTTGGTTGGGACACAATCCAGCGTGGTTTGAAAATGACTTCGCTAGTACGTCTTATCCAAGATATAATATAGTGGAAGGTAATGCAGGATTCGTAATAGAAGTTGCAGTGCCGGGTTGGAGTAAGGAAAACCTTAAAGTCGTAGTGAAAGACAATGAATTACGAATTCAAGGTAATAGAGATGATAGAGGAGGTGATTCTTATCTACATCAAGGACTAAGCACTAAGTCATTCGACAAAGTCTTTGTTCTGAACAACGACCTGAAAGTAGAAGAAGTCAAATTATTAGATGGTCTACTCACAATTACTATAGCTCGAGATACTTCGTCAGAAGTTAGTTTCGACATTAAGTAGTAAATAAATGATAGGGTGTCTTAATTGACACCCTACGCTTTCCGCTATGTACAATAAGGAGGCGATATGAATAATAAGCTACAATGGTTAGCTATACTCCTCCTTACAATAGGATTGATTTGGAGTATTTATATGCAATTAAGCGGCAAGGGACACGACATACTAAAGTATTTTGAAGGTTGTAAATTAGCAGCTTATCAAGATAGTGTGGGCGTGTGGACAATAGGATATGGACATACCAAAGGCGTTCATGAAGGCATGACAATAACTCAAGAACAGGCAGAGTCCATGTTACTTGAGGAATTGAAAGAGTATGAAGGCTATGTAGAAAAATATGTGGAAGTAGAACTCACGCAGGAGCAATTTGATGCACTTGTAGTATGGGTTTACAACCTCGGACCTACGAACTTAAGAAACAGTACACTTCTGAAACGATTGAACGAAAGTAACTTTGAAGACGTCCCAGCACAAATAAAAAGGTGGAATAAAGCAGGTGGGCAAGAGTTAGCAGGACTAACTAAAAGACGCGCATCTGAAGCACATTTATTTGCGACTGGAGAAGTGGTACATTGATTGAAAAGTTAAAATTAGGACTGAAAAGAGTAGGGCAGTGGATCGCCCTACCTTTCCTTTACTTATGGAAAGGTATTAAGTGGGTATTTAAAGGTATTTGGTGGTGTATTAAATGGGTTGCTGAATGGATATGGTATAACCTATTTCCTAGATACAATTTAACAGTAAGTTATAATCAAACATGGGGAGACACAGACGACAGATCGTTTGTAGTTAAGAAATTTTTAAAAAAACAAGAGAAATTTCTTAAATTCAAAACGATAGAAGGGGAAATAGTAGAAATACGAGGATCCGAAGGTTTAAATTATAGGATAGAAGAAGTATGAATCAGTTATTAATGGGTATTATTTTAATATTAGGAATAGGTGGGTATATTCTATATACACAGAATGAGAACCTAAAGGCAGAGAATCTCGCTTATGAGGTTCGTGACCAAGAACAAAAAATGGCAATCGAATCATTGCAAAATGATTTCGCCGTACAAACAACTGCATTAACAGATATGCAGAAAAAGAACAACGAGATAGAGGGGGAAATGAACCGCTATCTTGATATTTTCAAAAGACATAATCTGTCTAAATTAGCAGCTGCTAAGCCAGGCATGATTGAACCGAGAGCTAATAATGCAACAAAAGAAGTATTTGACAGTATCGAAGCGGATAGTCGGGTTATTGATAGTCTCGATGACGATCTCGAGCTGCAGCCTACTGGGACTAGGTAAGAAACAAGTAGAGGTAATAACTAAACCTCTCGATAGGATAATAGCACAGCCTGTTATGCCTAGAGAAATAGACTTAAAAGAACCCCACTGGTATGTAGTTTCAGATGTAAACATAGATGAATTTCTCGAAAGAATAGAAAAAGAAGTAGGACAAGTAGTATTTTTTGCTATGAGTGTCCCAGATTACGAACTAATGGCATATAATATGCAAGAGTTGCGCAGATATATTCGTGAACTCAAAGAGGTAGTTGTTTACTATGAAAAAGTAACCGACCCTAAAGATGAAGAAGATGAAACAGATTCCGATTAAAAATATAGCGTTTTTGAGACGACTTGACGCACTAGCAGAAAGTCTTTACAGATATCCGCATACAGCAGAAGGATTGCCAAAACCTGATCTGACCTATGCAACACTAAGAGAGTATCAAACTGATGATAGTTTTGTAGGTTATCCTAAAGAGCATAACTATACAGACTACGCAGGACCGGTACCTATAAGAAAGACACCAATCCAACCAAGTACAGATAGTAGTTTTCGTCAGATGAAAATGTGGTTTCTTAGAGGTTTCTTAGCAGGTATAGAAGGCGCTGAATCTGACAAGTGGTATTATGATACCCTAACAGTACAAGCACCAGACAAAGGATTTACAGGGTGGCACAACTCTAAAAATAAACCCCATCACTCATTGAGATTTATAAATAATGGTGGACGTGGCTACTCTATTGCAGTAAGAAATGGTAGAGTAACAAAAATTCCAGATCAATTTAGAGGAAAAGGTTTCGGTCAAGGAACTATTGGCGCAGGAAATTGGACTGTTATCCGTAATATGTTTGATGGTGAAACTTGGTTTGCAGATAAAAATCAAGGAGCTAAAGGCAGATTCGTAGTAGACATGGCTATACCAATCGAAAGAGGTGCCAAGATGGATGCAGTAGAGAAATGTATAACTAGTTTTGCCTAATGTATTTAGAAAGTCCTAGAGAA